CCACTAAACGCAGTAGCTCCATCTATAAATATATCTGCTGTTCTATCTGGGTCGTCAGACCAACCAACCCAAAACGCATCTGTCAAAAGTTCATTAGAGCCAAAACTATTAGCAGGTTGATTTTCAAAATCTGTACTTAAATCATTATTTGTAAACTCATCATCATTAAGGTAACTGTCCCAAGTTGAAGTTTCATAATCCATGTCACTTGCATAATCATTAGTATCATAAGCAGGGTTTGTTGCTAAACTACTTATAAAAGCTATTTGAAAAGAACCTAAAACTTGATATTCACCTAATGAATCGCTTAATACTTTATTTTTTAAAACAGCGTCTTTAGCTATTTTTACAAAAAACTTACCATCAAACTCTGGCTTGTTTTCTACAACAGCATCTCTAAGCTGTACGTGATATTCTACTTGCTGACCTGTTGAATCTATAAACGCCTGTACTGATTCTGATGGAGTTCCTATAGTACTAGCATCTGGTAATTGCAATTGTATTTTTTGATACATAAAAACATCAGATAAAGTAAACGGATCTCTAATGCCAAATCCATACTCACCACCATTATTACCACCTTGTATTATTCTAGTAACTTTTCTAAATGGACTAAATGCTTCATATTTAGTTCCATCAGTATCTGTAAACGTACCAACTATTCGTAACATTGGTGTCCCTCTAAATGTTAAATCATCTAAATATGGAGTTTCGTCATCATCATTTGGCTCTGCTGATTCTAATAAAATTCTATCAATACCACTTTGTGAGTCTACTAAACCATCTGATATTATATTATTAGGATGCGCGTTTGTTGGTTGCAATACCGCGCCAGAACCATCTTCTCCAAAAACATGTTTAGGGGCCATCTTTTCTTTAGGAAAATCATTATTGCTAGTTTTAATAAAGTCTGGAGCTTCGTTTTCTATAGATAATATTTTATATCTAGCTTTTTCTTCAACCGCATTTTGACTACCATGTTCGTTTTTTAGTATTAAATAATCTCCTTCTTGAACTTTGTTTCTATCAGCTGAATTAAAAGCTAGCCACACGTTGTCATCTGATGCATCATACCATCTATTTAAAACTAAATTATAATATTCATTACTAGTTTCTTTAACATAGTATTTAAGATATTTCATCCAGTCAGAGCTAACCGGATCATAATTTTCCCATCTTGGCTTTACTTTAATTTTGTTAGAAAATTTAGATAAACTTTTTTCTATTTTTGTAGTGTTTGGAACAACTTCAAAAGTACCGTCGTCTTTACTAATTTCATAACCACTTGATATAACTGGAGTTTCTCTACCAAACTTATCACCAATAACTACGCCTAATTGATAACTTCTTAAAGATTTTACAGATTTTTTTGGTGTAGGAAAAGATACTGGTTGTGATATTGTTGATTGAATTAAACTAACTTTAGATTTCATATCGTAGCCTTGAACGTAGTTTCCGTATAAAATTCTATTACTTGATATACCTTGAGCTCTTGCATACCTTGGAACATTATCCCAAGATCTAAGAAGTTGAGTTTCTTCAAGAACTTTGTATATCATTTCAGAAGTTATAGTAAGAGAACCTCTTTCATTTATACCGTCAACGTTAACATTTTTCCATTCAGTATCTATACCTCTTGTTAAAGTTTTAACAATATATACGTTAGCATTGTCTGTAGTTTTCCAAAGTATATCTATAGCTTTTACGTCTAAAGGTCTTGAGTATACAGTTGGAATAAAGTCTTTAATAATTATTTTTCTAGCGGTATTTGCCATACCTTCATTAAATCCTTTTTGAGGAGTATATTCAAACGAACCAGGCAAAAATGCTAATTCTGACCAAGGAGAAAAGCTTGAGCATTCATTATCTTCGTACTTATATCTATATCCAAGTCTGCCAAACTTTGTTTCAAATAAAGGTTTTTTTACTTCTAGTGTAACTATCCAATTAGTAGGGTCGTTTGAATCACTTAAATCAGAGTCTACAAATAGTATTTCAACATCAGCGTTATTTCCGTCAGACTCAATAACTTTACCTCTTATAACAACTGGTGGTTCTATGTTTTGCGCTGTAAACGTAAATACATCATCTTCTTGATAATTTATAAAGCTTGCAAAACCTATTACTTGAATATCACCTACTTCTGGAACATTGTTATCTATAACAAATTGATGTGTTAGTGGGAACTCTAATACTGCCTCATCTCTTTCTATAATTGACATTTCAATATTAGGTGGTAAAAGAGGAGCTTTTTTAATTGTAGTTATGTTTTCTAGTTTTATGTCAGAGCTTTGATAAGTATAGTTTGTGTCGGTATCTAAAAGCTCAATATCTTCTACATCAACTAATTCTTTTGTAACTTGATCTTTTACAAATAATTTAGTATGAGTTTGACCGTCATTAGCTGTACCACCTATATTAGTTCCAGCTTCGCATCGATCTATATTTATTTTTTTAGGCTCGTGTTTACCATCTGACCACATTAATAAATTATCTAAAATATTTATAGATGCTGATGGAATTAAATTTAAAGAACTAAAAGCATCACCATTGTAATAATCAAATTCTAAAACTCTTTGCGGATAAATAAATTTAAAAACAATGTTTGCAAGAGTAAAATCAAAATTTGTAGTATTAGATAAGTATAAAATATTTAAAGTAGTATCTATTTTTGTTATTCTTATACCACTTAATGCCGCGCCTCCGTCTGGCTTTTGTACATATATTTCCATACCAACTCTATATTTAGAAGCATTATCTACGGTTAATGTACTAATATAACTACTACCATCAGGTATAGCGTTTTGCCCAAAAACGCCAGATGCTGTATTTGTAATTGCAAATTTGTCTATAAAAATAAATTTTCTACTTAAATCTTCATTTTGACCTTCTACTCCAACTTCAACTATACTGTCTATCCAAATAACTTCCTCAGTTATAGTGGATGGATCAACGCCATCTAGTATGCCATTTATAGGGACTGGAGCTGCTGTAAAATAATAAGTTTTATTATTACCTTCATCAGCAGCGCTAGCTATAATTTTAGAATTATTGTTATTCCAAGTTGTTGTTGAAGTTTCAGTTACTTCTGAGTTACCTTGTATATTTTGAACAACGCCAACATTACCCACGCCAGTCGTAGCATCAGCATCAGACGTAGATATCTGAATATTCATAGCGTCTCTATATTCACCGTTAGGAACAATTCTTTCATCAAGATCTTTGTTCATTTTGGCCTTTGAAAAATAACGTTTTATCTCTGGCATAATTATTTAATTTGTTTACCCATGCCTTTTACTACTTGAGTAAATTCTTCTATTTTAATATTTGATAATCTTATTTTTGCTTTTCTAGTTTCAGCAAATTTTTCTTTTTTATATCTTTGTACAATATACTCGGGTATGTTAGATCTACCGGAAAGTATACCATACATTATATGCTTGTAACAAGCTTCTTCACAAAACTTATGTATTACCATTTCTTCATCAGTACCAAGTCCATCACTAACGTAATGTAATACAATTGTTTGACCGGAAAGCGCAGAGCCAAAATGAATTTTACCTCTTAAATTATCTATATAAAAACTACCGTTCATTTGTGAAAGCTCTGGCTCTAATCCATATCTTCTACCTTCTACAGATATTTCTACATCTGACGCATAATTAATATCATACAAGTTGTAATTAACAGGACTTGCGTCTTGAAAATTAGATAAAGTATCGCTAGGAGTTTGTTCTACTAAACTAAATGTTGATGAATCTCCTCCTGAAACATTTGAAAATGCCCATGAGTTGTTATCAGCCGTTGAAGTAGCAATTAAAGCCTCGGGTGACGTTATATGTGTAGACGATACTGTACCAATAGCCATTGAAGCTGGAAAAAATCCTATTTGCTGATTTGGTCCGCCTGGAACGTAAAAAACCGGCTCAGTACCTCCATCAAACTTGTTAACAATAGTTAAAAGATCACCAACTATTTCTGTTGTAAATCTTTTGCTAGTATCTATAGCTATTTTTAAAGCATTTAATAATTCCCCTCTATTCATACTAGTAGTGTACGCAACTTCAAAACGAGGGCCTGGTAAATTACCTGCAGGATTAGCCCCGTCATTAATATCTCCGTCAGAATTAAATATAAAAAACATATTTTGCTCTGCCCCTGCTTCATCTAAATAAGATAAACTTAAATAATCTCCGTCTGCAATTCTAGCTCCAGCTAATGTAGTTTCTGTAGAGCCATCTGGATTTGTTTCAACTAAATTACCAGGAACTCTAATTTCGTATTTTCTTTTTTGACTAGTAGGATCTGTAGTATAAGTTCCATCAGCTGCTTGAGTTATAGCAAATGGATTTGATGTGTGTCTAGTTGGATATAAAGGCCTTTCTATACCATCACTACCAACTCTTGCTATTTTTCTATAGTTAACATAATCTTGTGGCAGCACCATTGTTAATGTATTAGGCACTTCTATTTCTTGAGATTTAAAAGATTTTAATACATCGTATGAAAGTTCTTGTAAAGCTCTCATAGCGTGAAACTGCACGTCTGTTCTATTAACTTTAGATATTATTTTGTTTTCACCTACATAAATATACATAAAGTTATTTATAATACTATCAAGGTTTACGAATTGATACGTGCCAAAATCACTACCTTGATAATATGCGGCTTGAGTTGTTGATCCTAGTAATCCCATAATTAACTATTTTGTTCTTGATTTTTTTGTTGTAAAAAAGCTGCGCCTGTTTGAGCTATATCAGGTTGTTTAATTATAGTTCCAGATAATAGTAGTATTCTTGAAACTAGCTGCTCTTCTTCTGAAGAAGCTAATTCAAAATCAACGCTAGTATTAGAATTATACAAAGCTTTTTCGCTAACTACAACATAACCAAAACTTGGAGTTGTAGGCTCTTTATAATAAGTAACAGTGCAGCTAGTGCTATTACCTGGGTCTGGCGTTATTCTAATTGTTGTAGACGAAACTCTAGTAAATATAGGTCTTGACGTTTTAGGATATAATACTGATCCAGTTTCACCAAGAGAAGTAATATAATGTTCTTCTTTTTTATTTACTTCTGTAGCAAGATTAATTCCTACTTTTACAATATCTAATTTATACAAATCTGTTGGAAGTGTCATTATACCACTAGAAATGTTAGTATTTGTTTCTGACTTTAAAAAAGAAGATAATTTAGCTTCTATCATTTCTAAACTATCTGTATGTGTGTCATCATCTTTTATTTTAGCATTTGAGTTTCTTGCTTGATGAAAATAATTTTCATATATTTCATTTTGAGCTCTATCTGCTAATAAATTAAATTCTTGTGGTGTTATATAACCTCTTTGTTCTTTATTAGATATAGCTAAAACTTTTTGATATACACTGTTTATATTTACTGCCATTGTTACTTATTTTACTATTATATAGTTACATAATAAAGCGGAAGGTTAGCCTTTAAATAAAAATAGCCACCCGTTAAGGTGGCTATTAATGTTAGTTAATTATTTTTATATTAACCTTTTTTCTATGTTTTGATATATTTCCATACCTTCATCAGTTTTAAACCAGTGTGATAAAGCTGTATATGGATGTTCATCAAAAGGAACTGTCATAATTTTTCTATTAGTTGAGCTCCATATAAAATATCTTTGATCGCTAGATAAAGAAATAATACCTTCTTCAACAGCTTTAATACCAAAGTTTCTAAGTTGAACATTATCATCATTTGCTAATTCTAAAAATAACATAGGATTATTTCTAGCAAATAATAATAAATCTCGTTTAAGTTCTTTAGAACTCATTTTAGATACTTCAGATCCTTTCTCTACTCTCATTATAGCCTCAGCTAAATCAATATCCATTTGTCTAGCCATTAATATAGCATCTGCTTCCATTTCTAATCTGTCAATTTGATATTCAGCTACTTCAACAGGCTTGTACTCATAAAATATTTTGCCATTATGAGGGTGATATAAAGATAAAAATTTTTGAAGCGTTGTTTTTTCTTTAGGTACAAATAAATTACCATCTCTAAATATAATATGTTCTAATCTTTGATCGCCTTGCATTTCATCAACAAAACACGTTCTTTGATTTTGACAATACTTTATTTCTCTTTCATATCCTTTTTCTTCATCAAACCAAAATAAATTAGAAGCCCTTATAGAGTAAGATATAGGTTTTTTTCTACTTTTTAAATAATATACTCTATCTTTTATTTCCCAAGTATTTTTTGGTTTAGCTTTTATTTTAGGAGCTTCAACCTTAGGTTGTTCTTCTACAACCACTGTTTCTTCAACTACAGGCTCTTCAACCTTAGCTGTTACTTTTTTCTTTGCCATAATATAATATATAATATAATTAATAAAAATATAAGGGCGATACGTGACCGCCCTTATAAATAAATAGTCTTACTTCATTAACATAAAGTTGTTAGCACCTTGTACTATTAAACATCTTTCAGTTAAAAAGTGAAGTTGCATTGCATCTAATGCAGACGTAGCAGCTCCAACAGAACCAGTAACCCAAGTTTTCATTCTTCGGTCATCAGTTCCTGAAGATCTAAATCTTACGTGTAAGAAAGGTCTCTTCATGTTTTTACCCATTTGTTGGTCATAAACAGTTGAAACACCAGCTGGAATCATAACTCCTCTAATTGCGTTAGCAGCGTTAGCATCGTTAATACTTCCTCTTGTAGCTTTGTCATTTAAGTATCTAAAGTCAGATTTGTAGAAGTCATAAGAACCTCTTCTAAATCCTGAGAAACCTAAGTTTAATGCCATGTCTTCATCGTTGTCAAATACTCCATAAGAAGTACCTCCAGCTCCGTAAGAGTTCATTGAAGCAAGCATGTCATCTATAGCTAAGCTAGTAGTTCTGTTAATAAACATCATGTACTCTTCAATAGCACCTTGCTTGTCAAACTCAGCTAGTATAGCATCAAACTCTGCTAAATCAGTAGCAGCGTTAACACCAGTTACGCCAGTAGTTATATTACCTCTATCTTCAATAGCAGCAAATAAACCTTCAGTACCAAACGGATTACCATTACCATTGACTTCTACATCAGCATCGCCACCTGTATTACCTGTTTCTGATTCAAGCATAGACATTTCAATGTAGTCAGTAAATCTTGCTCTTGTATCTGCTTCGGCCTTTAAATACCAAAGATAACCAGATTGACCTTGTTCAGCTGAAACTTCAACCCAACCAATTCTTGAAGAGTCTGATCCAGATACTTCGTAATAATCTTTCATAATAATTGGTTTATTAGTAAAAGATTTAAATCTTGGTTCGTTTGCGCCTCTAGTATCAGTAGCGCCAGCTGTAGCATTACCATATGTCTTGCCTTTACCAAACTCAGAACCATAAACTAAACAAGTAGTTGTTTGATTAGTGTTTAGAGCCGTAATAGTAGATCCATCATATGGAGCTACAGTAATATCATCTGTTGCTACATTAACAACTAAACATTTAGTAACACCATTAGCGTCAGCTAAAATAATAGTATCGTTAACTCTAATACCGTGTCTTACTTCTCCTGTGTGACCATCGGATATACCATTGTTGTCAGAATCAGCACCATCAATATCAGACTGTACTAAAAATGAAGTAGAATCTGTCATTTTACCTTTATAAGATAAATGTAATCTACCTTGTTCAGACCAAACAACTTGATCAGATGTCATAGCCTCTTCTGCTCCAACTTGAGATAAAAAACCTGAAATAGTTCGTGGTCCGAATACTTCAGCTTCTTTCTCCATCAAGTCTGGCAGGTATTGTTGAGCCCAACCTTTAGTGTCAGCGCTCGTGAAATCGATATAATTTGAATCTAGCGTTTGCTTAACGTGAGCAGGAACGCTATTCAAATTAAGTCCTGGATTAATTGCCATAATTATAAATTTTTAAAGTTAATTTTTCTTTCTAATTTTAAATGATCTGTTTTTAATATCAGAAGAAGATTGACCTAACACTCTATATTTTACGCCTCCAGCATTTGTTTCGCCGTGTGTTTTTCTAGGATTTAAATCAATGTTTTTACCTTTAGCAACAGTGTCTTTAATAGCATCTGCTTTACCTTGTTCGTAAAAATGTTTAGCAATAGCATCAGCGTTCATAGCTGTAAATAAAGATTTATGATAACCAGCAGTGTCTTCAATATTTGTTTTTTCTTTATTACTAAACTTATTAATAAAGTTACTAATATCACTTTGTGTTTCTTTTACTTTATTAACATCTTTAACATTAAACCTATATTTTTTATCTCCAACGCTATATTCAAAACCTTTGAAATTTTGTCCAAAGAAACTATCTGTTTTATTTAAAAATGTTCTTTTGCTTTTTTTACCTTCTTCTTTTAATCTTTCAGATTCATTAAAAAAATTAATAGCTTTTTGCTGCTCGTTTGTGAGTTTGCTTCCAGCTTTAATTTCTTCGTAATATTTAGACTTTTGCCTGTCTAAGTAGGCTCTAGCCTCGGCAACTTGCTCTTTGAGGGCTATTTTCTTTTTACGTATTGTTTTATCATCATCAACTTCTTCATCAACACCAAACGTATCTTCTAATAAAAAATTTCTTTCTTCTGCTGACAGATGTGATTTAGTAGTTTTATAATACTCATCTAGCACATCAGAGTCATCTAGCTTAGAAATATCTCTATTTAAATTTACGTAATCTTGTATATCACCTCCGGTATCTTCCATAAAGTCAACAAGCTTTTGTATGTTTTCTGGTAACGGTTTTCCTGTAGCTACAGCCTCTTCAACCGCTTCTTCAACTACTTCTTGAACTTCTTCAACTTTTTCTTCTTCGGTAACTTCTTCCATAACTGGCTGATCAATTACCTCTTCTACAACTTCTTCTACGTTTTCTTTTTGTTCTTCAACAACCTCTTCTTTTTTTTCAACAGGCCCTTTGTCTAAATCTACTTTAAATACCGTAGGATCTTCAGCACTGTCAAATTTAGATTCATCTATAGCTTCTTCTATAGCTTCTTCTAAAGGTTGTTCGTTTTCATTTTGAGTTACCTCTTCGGTAAACTCTTCTTTAATTTCTTCTGTCATAATAAAATTTTATAAAATATTAAAAATTTAGAGACCAAACTTTTCCATGTTTGCACCTCCGCTAAGTATATCATTACCTGATGATTCAAATTTATTAAGTGAATCACCCTGCTTTCTTTGCTCTATCATATTCATTTGATGTTGAGCTTGTCTATCAACTCTTGCATCTTTTCTATCTTCTTTTTTATTTTCTTTTTCGTCATTTGAGTTATTTCGCATTGCTTCTAATTTAGCATTTAAATCAAATTCAAATTGCATTAATTGTTTTTTAGACTCAACTTCTTTTTGTAAATAATTAATTTGTAGTTGGTTTTTAGTTTGCTCTAATTGTGTTTCGGCTTGAACTTTAGCATTATTTTTTTGTATTTCTGCTTGAGCAGCCGCTTGTTGAGCTTGAGCATTAGCGCTAGCTTGAGCTTGCATATTTGATTGTTGAGCTTGCTGGTCTCTTTGTGCTTTTGCTTTACGTTTTATTTTTAATAACTGATTAGCTAATTTTACGTTTCTAACATTACGCAAGTCAATAGCATCATCTAAATCAATTAACTTTTGTGATAAAGAAACTTGTATATTGTTTTCTAACATAGCTTTTTCTTCTTCATCTGGCATTAGCTCTATGAATATACCAAAATCATACAAGTGTAAGTTTTTCATTTCATCTAATGTTGCTACGTTATGAGAACCTAATGCTCTTATAAAAGCTTCTTTTGTTGGTGAGTATTCTATAATATCAGATATTCTTAACGACAAACATTCAGCAACCTCAGCTGTTAAAAACAACATTGATTGAAGTATATGTCTAGTAGCTGTATTTGAATTAGCAGCTGCTAGTTTTTGCACACCGACTAAAGCATTTTTATCTGGAGTGCTACCATCTCTAGCTTCGTTTAATCCTGTTACATCACGTATCATTTGCATGTAATAATTATACGTAGTAATTAAACTTTGTAATTTTCCACCATTAACACCATTGCTTATTTGTTGTATTGGTACTTTACCAGGATTAGGGTCGCCTTCAGACGTAAAACTTCTACCAATAACAGAACCAGTTTGAAAAAACATATTTAAAGCTTCTTGCGGATTATAGTTTGTTCCATTACCTAAATCTATTTCAGCTAAACCATCAGCGTCTAAATAAACACCATCTGGAACCATACGCGCCATAACTTGCTGTAGCTTTAAGTGTGTTAACTGTATCATATCAGCAAACGTAGTTATTCTACTAACTAAACTTTCTATTCTACCTTCATATAATCTAGGTGCGACTATTTGATAATTCAATTTTACTCTACTAAAATCAGAATCAGTTCTCATCATATTAGGACACATTCTCCATTTTAATAATCTATCAGCACCTAATATATAAACACCTTCATATAAAGTCTCAACTACTCTTTCTAGCTTTTCAAAATCACCAGTTTTATTTTCAGGTGGATTAAATGATTCATCTTTTTCAATTACTTTTTCAGCACCACTACCTGTAGTTTTTAATTTGTAAACATTGTTCATGTGCGTTTTATAATTAAAGTATAACACTTGAACTTTGTTTTTATCTCTATTAGAAACATAATCTATTGGATATGCGTATTTATCTAATAGTTCTTTTATTTCTTCTTCTGTTAAATCTGGAAACTCTTTTACTAATTCATTTATAGGTAATTCTTTTACTTCACCTACATAATATATGTCTTCAAAATAAGGTGATTCAGTATGAGAATAAACTAAATCAGCTGGGTCTACATATTCAGCTTTTGCGCCACTACTATAATCAAAGGTAGTTTTTGTAGCGCCAATACCTATAACAGTTAAATCATATAAACATCTTCTTCTAACTAAATCATAATCGCTGCCTTCTAACAAAACACTTAACGCTTGTTCTTCAGCTAACTCAACAGCTTGTTTATAATCTAGCTGCATATGAAGCTGTAATTCTTCTTGATTTTGAGGTAAAGTTTCAGGATCATTTTCATATAAATCAACACCAAACTGTTCTTTAGCCACGTCATTAAATTGTTTAGATTCCATATCTCTAATTATAGACTCCATGTATTCAGTTCTTTTTTGAACTCCATACTCATCTTGTGAAAAACAATTTATTTCATAATTTCTTTGAGCCATACCATTAACAACTATATCTACAAATTTAGGTACAACTGGCACTGGCTTCCAATCTAAATTAAGATATGATAAATCACCATTAATAGATAATTCGTTTTTATATTTTTGTATTGGCTGCTCTCCTCTAGCGTATAATCTTAGCGTATGAAAGTTATATTTATGGCTGTTATATTTAGACGTGGTTCCTGAAAACCACTCATGCCTTATAGCTCTTGCTACTTTTAAACCATACTCTTCACTTAGTTTTTCTATATCGCTAACAGCTTGTGAAGGAAAATGTATAGAGTGTTCTTGTCTCATATTTTATTATTAATTATCTGTGATGAAAGTCCAGTATTATTATATTTTGATATGGTTAAATTTAATGGTTGTTTTTGTTTAGTAGGGTTTGGTCTATATAAATGTCTATTACAAGCCATGATCGCTAAGCCTGAACTTATTGAAGCATCGTGCTTAGTTCTTCTGTTTATATCAAACTTAGACCAGTCGTTTAAAGTATTGTTAAAATACATAGTACCATAAGTCCCATCTTGTAATAAACCAACGTGGTCATTTATATACATTTCAATAGCAGCAGCGTGAGCTTGTTTTATATCTTCACTAGAGTTTGGTATACCACCTATTTCTTTTTCTGCAACTGATAGTTTGTTCCAAACTTTATCTGGCCTGTTCATACTAAAAGCTCTATAACCTCTTCTTCTTAAATAATACAATAACCTTGGTTTGTTGTTTTCAGCAAGTAACGGCATACCATAAAAAACTAGCGCCATTAATACATCTTCAAAAAATATTTCAGCTGTTTGTGGTCTTGCTATATATTCAAGGAAAAAAGTATTTGCCGGAGAGTCTTCCATTGAAAACTTTGTTAATCCATGCAAAGATCCTTTTGATCCTCGTTTATCTACTGTTCCAGATATATCGTATGAGTCACAACCAAACGCGCCCATATGTTCGTTACCTGGGTATCTTACGCCATTTTTTAATATAACGTTATTTTGTAATTTATTTCCTGGCACCCAGCTAATATTAAACCTACCGTTAGGGTCTGGATTAAAAGTAACTAACGTGTCTTTTTTACCATTTAACCACTGAAAGTTACCAGGTGTTGTTACTGAAGAGTTTCTGTTACCTTCGTTGTAATCTATTTGCTCGTATATTTTTATAAGATTAAATAAACTATTTTTTGTTTCATCTCTAAATGCGTGTTCTTCAGTTCTTGGAAACTGGCGGTAAAATTCATTTAAAGCATCTTGATCGTCTTTTAAGCCGTCTGCTTCATTTTCCCAGTGGTCTATAACACCTTGCTCTATTATTAATCCATGAGGATCTTGTTTTTCTTGTTTAGGTGTATTAAAAACTGGCTGGCCATATTCATCAATAAATCCTTCGTAATTCCACTCCATTGGTATAAATAAAGAATATAAACCTGATTTAGTTTGTCCATTACGATTACGTTTTGTTACATCAGAGTTATTATATAAGTCTTTAAAATTATCACCACCTTTATCAAGTGAGTTACTGGTACTACCCATCATGCACTTACCAACAACTCTACTACCTAAACGCAAACAAGTTTTTGTAACTCTCCAGTTGTTTCTTATATTATCAGGTCTTTCCCATTTACCGCTTTCATCATGAACTAATAGATTTAGTTTTTCACCGTCATAACTATTATCACCTGTATTCTTCCAGTCTATAGTTGTATCTAGTCCTTCAACGTCATCCATTTCCTCACGCTCACGTATCTTCTTACGAGTAAACTTTTTAGCTGGTACTCTATATGCAAGTTCAGACTTTGGTCGGTCCATACCATCTTGTATTGGTTTAAAGAAAAATGGATAGTTGAGACTTATTGGTACAACTTTATCTGTAAACATTTTTTTCGCATCAGCTCCAGTTTTTGATAGTATACCAAATCTACTATCACTAGCAAGCGTTGCTAAGTTAACTGTTTCAGCTGAACTCATAAATGAAAAACCAGAACGTCTATTTTTTAAATAACACATCCCGTAGCTTCTATTATCTGCTTTGCAAGCTTCCCAAAATATAAAGAATAATCTATTAGCTTCTCTATAATCTGGCGCGCCTACATCTATTTTACTCCACTGTAAGTACATATAGTGTGTACCTGTTATGTAAGTTGGTTTACCATTATTCATAAACCAAAACCCTTCTTCTCTTCTTTTAAACTCTTCGTCTATATACTCGTAATGATCTTGTTTAAAATCATCTGGATAATCTTGCCAATCAAATACGGTTTTTATTTTTTTAAAAGCAGGGTTAGCTGGAAACTGTTTCCATT